GTATACGTGGTGGCCTACGCGGGGGAGATAGCTTGCGGCTGATGGATCGACTGAGGATTGGCGGACGGATACGTTGTCTATCGAAGAATCAGCGCCGTCTACTGTTTGACCAAGGCTAATATAAGTTGTTGTAGCGGTTGCAGAAAAAGAAAACGCATATGTCCCAGCCGATGTTTCCACAAGGTTGAGATTCTGCGTACCTCTTGATGCGGTGCCTACACGAATAATTAAATTAGGGGATCCCGCAACAGCACTCATTGTGACTGTGCCTGTATATGTCTTCCCAACAACAGTAGCAAATGATTGAACACCCCAAGCATCGCCAGACGCTCCAGCATCCAAGAGCATACCGCCACCGCTATAAGACACGGCCCCATCGCCTGTGCTGTCATCAGTCCACCCAGACAAGTCGCTATCAAACGTGCCATTAGTCACAAGCTCAGGGCCGAACGGACGCGCCGCCGTGGGAACGTATGAGTCCCCGCGCTCGGGGTTGTCCACCATGCCGCCGAGGTCGCTGCGGTAGAGGTGTGCGTTTTCTACGTAGATGCCTGATGTGCCATCACCTGTGTATGCCACAGCGCCTGAGTTATCGTGAGGCCCGACTCGGTAGTAACCCGTACCGCTAACGTGGGTATAGGCCATCTTAACCGTAACAGAGCCGTCATCATTTACTACGGCACTTGTCAAATCAGGCGAGCCTTCTAAAGTTGCTATTGACCCTGTTGAGCTAACAACAATAGATATATTTGAAGCTCCTGAGTAAGCTCGCAAAAGACAATGCGTTCTTTCTTTTGGAGTAAAAGTAACCGCGAGGGTGTACTGAGCAGCAACAGCAGAAAAGGTTTGCTGTGCATAATGTCCAGACGTAGAGGCAGTTTCCGTTAAAACATTGGCTGTTTTTGCTACACCACTCACAGTCCAAGCCGCATTACTGAAGTCCTCAGAGTACGTCAGCAGGTTGTGCGGTGCCCACTTGATAGCTGGCATCTCGCGGACGCTGATGTTGTCTATGGTACCGTCAAAGTTAACATCCGCCCTAAGCTCAAGATTTGCTCCAGCGCCAGCCACAATTTGCTGTGTAAATACACCGCTACCTGTAATACCAACCCCAGTCGTATCCCCTACTTTTGGATATAAAGTTCCAGCCGTCCTTACAACAGATAAAGTAACCTCATATAGCTTCCCAGAGACAATAGATATTGCTTGCTCTAAGTCAGAAATACCTGTCTGGCTTCCATCGCATGAGGCAACGCCTGAACCTATACTCCAGCCTGTACCCTTCGTCCAGTCCGAATCTGTATCAAACGTGCCATTAGTAACAAGCTCAGGCCCATAGCCATCCGTCATCGTGGCGTTACCGCTGCGGCTGTGGGTGAGGGCTTGGGAGAAGGTCGATAATCCGCTGGTAGTCCGGTAATAGCCACCATCAAAGTCAGCAACAAAATCAGGCGAATAACCCGAAACCGCGAAAAGGTCTCGGATCGCCCTTACTAGCTTGCGAAATCCCGTTAGCGGAGACTTAAGCATGGCTGACCATCACAGCGCCAGTACCGCCAGCCTCATCACCAGCCAATGCGTAAACACGAATAGCCGATAAACCTGGGAACAAGTCGCTGAGAGGTACATTTGCCTCTCCCTCCGAGAAGTCATAACGCAATGCGCCATCAATGCTCGTTGGAGCCGTAGCGCCCCCAGTACCCTTGATCCAGATGTAATTCTGAGAGACGTTCTGGAAGGTGATAGATGTTACGTTAGCATTGGTTAGTGATGTCCACGTACCCGCTGCCAGTGAGATATGAGTATTCTGAGCCATAAAATTTCCTCCTAAATGGCGTGATTATATCACCATTGAATAGCCGAAATCTCGGCCTCAGTAGTTGCTGAATCAATATCTAAACGCAATTGCCGTGACTTAACATGGCCTATATTGACATGAGCCGCTAGTGCCAAGCCTATGCCAATAAAGTCAGGCGCATTAAAGGTCTGAACCGAATTATCAGCAAGCGTCCAGTCCAGGGTTAGCGTGTCATCTATAGCTGATAGCTGTACAGCGCCCTGTATGCGTCTCTGGGAGACTTCATCGCACTGGAAGGTGTAACCACCCCAGTCAAACGTACCAAACTCTTGAGCATCTCTAGCGGCCTTTATCTCGACCCATTTATCAGCCTTCTTTTGGTCAAGGTCTCTACCGTCTATCCAGCCGCCATTTACCTCATCCCAGATGTCGTATCTGTTTGGTGGGATCATCGGGATAGCTGTTTTGACAAGTTGATCGTTTACAGACCTGTGAAATACATCGTCTGTTATTTCGCTAATATCAAAAGGTGCCTCAATATGATTAGGCATTGGAGCATCGCTAGAACCGTACCCCCAAATGTACCCGTTAGCATCCACCTTTATATATTGGGTGCTCATCGCTTTGCCGCCATCACTGTTAACTTAGACTGTATTGTCATTCCGCTAATAGTTCCTGAGTTAGTGGCAATCCGTAGGCTGGCTGTGTTTGTTGTGTTATCAGACACAACATACGATCCAATAATAGGCACTGATATACTGTTGCTGTCATAGTAAAAGCCAACCTGAACGTGCGGAGTTGATCCTGTATAAATTGAAAGGTTCATACCTTTTGGGCCGGTCGCGGCAGAGCAAGTAATTACGCCAAAAATAATTAACCGTGTGTTTTGACCAACATTGCTAAGGGTTGTTGATAACGAAACGGCGTCATAAGGCGTGGTGTTTAAACTCTTGCCAGTAATTGATGCCGTGGCAAAATTAGGAATCGTTACCGCCTCACCTTGCAGCTTTAGCGTTTCAATTGTAGCGTTCTCAATGTAGGTGCCATCAAACTCATTGGTATCAAAAACAATGTTGCCTGATGTGTCTCTTATCTGAATTCCATTTGCTCTAAGTGTAGTGCCACTCCATCGCAAATAATTGTTTGAGTCTCCAAGGATAAATCGTGGAGTGCCACCATCGTTGCCCAGCCAAAACCCTGCCGTATTATCAGAATACGAGGTCTTGCCTTGCCGAATAGCCATCCCAGCATCATTGGCAAGATCAATAATTCCCGTCTGAATATATCCGCCATCAATTTGGGTAAAGTTGTTTTGGTTGTCAATATCAGAAAGCTCATTATTGAGATTAGTAAATGTAACCAAGCCATCAAATGAAAAAGAGGTAAACGGAGTGCTGAATGAAAAAGACTGGGTGCCGTTATAGGTTGATTCTGCAACTCTAAATCGTGACGCCCAATAAGTTCCATCTGATCCGTCCTGCTCCGGCGGGTTAATTGACCACCCAGAGGTTAGTGTAGACGGCCCGCCTAAAGGGTCTGCAAAGGGGTCATTACCGCCAGCGGCATTAAAATCATAATCAGTTGCGCTTGGAGTAGTAGGCTGGCTGGAGCTTGCTGTTTGGTAATAAACATATCCATGCACTACTCTAGGCGTAAACACCGCCGCTGATGCGGAGTCTGTGGTTGCAGATACTGGGCCAGCCGCCGTTTCTGTAAGTCCGTTGCCGCTAAAATCAACAACACGAATTTTGTAATATAGAGTCTCATCGTCAGATAAAGGCTGATCTACAAAAATAGACTTTTGGCCCCTGCCGCCTGATACTGTCGCAATCGGCAGGAACCCCAGACCCGGTACCGTATTCCGATAAATAATCGTGTAAGCGTAATCTGCTTCAGAGGGGTTCGTCCAAGAAACTTTAATTTGCTTAAGACCTCCAGACGCCGCAAGGTCTGTTGGCATTGTTGGCGGGGTAGTATCGCCACTAACGACAACGGTTGTAGTAACTTCAGCAGACCTAACGCCAGCGGAATTATGCGCTCGCAATTTAATCGTATAAGTATCCACCAGTGCAGGCTGAATTAAATAGGTTATCGGGTCAGTTCTTGATATTTGATCGTCCGTAAGGTTGTCTGTGTTAATCGTAATCTCATAAGGATCAAGAACACTTGGCACTACGTTTAAAACGTACTTATGCACAAACCGATCATTTGAGCCTGTAAAGCTAATGTTTATATAGGGAATTTGCGTACCATCAGGGGCAAGATTTACGCCTGCTGTGGCACTCACCGCAGCAGGTGCGGCAACCGTAAACGGGTCTGGTAGGTCTGTATCAGAGTATGTCTGCTCCTCAGACGCAGGATCATACGCATAGATCGTGCTGTCATACTCAACAAGCTGAAGGTCAACCGTGCCATCGTATCGAAGGCCAACCTCCTCAACCTGGAATGGCTTTGCAGTCCACCCAGGCGTGGGATGGGTTATAGACACTCTATCGCCAATTCTAAGGTTTAATGCCTCAGATGTTGCCTGTAATCCAACCCGCAAAGCATTACGTGATCGCAAACAGAAGATTCTGGCAAAATCCCTCGCCGCGTAATAACTTGTTGTCGTGTTGAGGTCAATTTCCTCAACCAGAATCTCATCGCCATCTTCAGATAAAAATGTAGTTTCCTCGGTTGATCCAGAGTCGGGCCATATTGCCTGATCTGGCTCCCACTTGGTTTCTGGGTTAGGAAACTTGCAGACCACACGATTAAACTTATCCTCTTTGCGCTCGCTCTTTATAGCGATGCCATCAATGATGGTTGAGGTGTCCAAAGTCATTACAGAGGTGGCAACGCTCTGATCTATGTAAAGACCATACTGCCCATTTTGATATGGAAGAAATCCCTTACAGCCAAGAAGCATATCGCCAAGATTCTTAAATACTTCATCGCCAGTATTGATAATGGCATTACACTTAAATAACTTTACTCCAGTCGGCCCTCCGCTGTATGGGGTCACAGTAAAGTTATCTAAATCATCTGCCGCATCTTCAAATGCTGTACTGTTTATTGCAGCAGTAGGAAGCCCTTTCCCATATCTGGTATTGATTAAATAATCCCTAATACACAAGGCTGGGTTGTCAGACCAAGCTGTTGTATCTGTTCTCGGATCGTACACTTTTCTGCCTTTTACTACGGCAGTAATGTTGGGTATGCCAGAAAATACATCTGGATCCCACTGAAGCCGTACCGCTAAATAAGCAACGCCCGATAGCTTGTGGTTTACCCCCCAATTACTAGCGCCGGAAAGAATGCTGCTAGCAGGTTGATTATCTTGACCCCTCATGCACTCAATATAAACCCAGTTTGTATGCACTCCCGCAACACTTCTAAAAATCCTGCGATCTGGGTTGGTGCTGTTTATTTCTTCAATCGTTCCATATCGACCTTCATCAATGGCGTAGTCATCTATCTCAATGTCATAAATATCTTCAACCGGCCCCTCGCAGAGAACAATCGCCATGTACAAATAAAGATTGGGAACATCTGTCCCGCCTTCGGTATGGACATAAACTCTTGTGCCCCCTATCCGCCGCTCTCCGTAGATTACGGGGATAGGCTCAATGTTGGAGTCCTTATTAACCAGAACCCCAGACATTTCATCTTGAAGGCGCTTGGCTTCTTTCTGAGCGTCCTTGGCGGCTTTATACGAAAGGCCACCAACAACGGCAGATACAACAAGAGCTATAATCCCCCAAACCATTAGGACTTTCTCCCCCAACGTAAATCTTTAATCTTATTGTGGGCGTACTGAAAACCCACATCGTTAGGGAAAAATGATTGCTGGGATTTCAGGTTAGTCCTTCTGCATCGAATCTTCTCAAAATCAACCCAATGACTAGCGGCATCAATGCTTATTTCGCTGTCGGTTGTTGAGTCTCCAATGTCAAAGCCCGTAATACGCCCGTCAAAAAAGGTAAAGACATCGGCTACCGTGTTTGTGCCGGTTATCAACGCCCTTCTAACGTGTAGCCGTGTATTGATGTAATCGCTTTGCAAGAATGCCGATATATAGGTTTGATTGGCCCCTGTTAGCCTAATTGACATACTGTTCACCTTCAGAGCGCCAGTTTCCCTAACATCGCCAATGTCTATCACGTGTGCGCTGTTCGCATAACTATTGGAGTTATAGGTTAAGGTCTGCCCATAGTCTGTAATTCTTAAGACGGTTGAAAACTCAATATCAATCAGAGTCGCAAGTTGAAACTGGTTGTCATCAAGAGCGTTTGTCCAGGTGGTAGATAAGCCGCGGCTCACGCTATCTCCTCAATGAGATCAACCTCGAACTCATAAAGACCATCAACTCCTGCGCCAAATTCCTGTACATCATTAGCGAATCGGCAGGTAACAGTTTCATAAGCGTCCTGATCGGGGTCGGGAACGTCAATAGTGAAGGTCGTATATGACCCCTGCTTGGCATTAATGAAGTCATGAATCGGATCAAACTCTGCCCGGGTCATGGGCGGGAATGTCAGTGTGAACTCACGCCTGGATGACCCAAGAGATCGAACTTGGAGTCGGCCATTTATGCTCTCGCTTCTCAGGTTGTAGTGAACGACCTTGGTGCTGACAGACCTAAAACCTGGACTACTCGGGAAATCAGCCATTACGTCAATGACCTCCTGCCGCTGTTGTTTACGGCCTTGTTCACCATGTTAACGATTAAGGCTCGTCGCTTGACCAGAAGCTCATCAAAGCCAGCGGCGTCATTAGCTTGGATGCTGAAGTTAATATTAACCGAGCCGCCACCCATTCCTTGTTTCTCTAGGTCGGTAATCTTTTCATTAGGGTGAACAACCGCCATGCGACCGCCTTTTCCATCAAGGCCGCCTGAGCGGACCCCGTTGAAGGTAATCCCGCCACCCTCAAACGACGCAAGGGTCTGACCAGCGATAGCTGCGGCCGTAGCCATGCCCATACCAATTGCCATGGCGGCATGGGCCTCACCCGCAGCGATCACAGCCGGCGCCCCAGGTCCGGCCATAACGGCCATATTTGTGTATGCAACCCTAATAGCCGCAGCCTGTTGGAAGCCCTTAATGACCGCATCTGCCGCTGCAATTGCTTGAGACATAACGAAGAAAGCCTTGCCAACTGCACTGCCCTCCTCCAAAAAGCCGCGCAGCGTGTCTATTTGCGACCTGGTGGCATTCATAAGAGACTGAACCGTCAGAATGGCGCTTTGAATTATCGCCCTGTCCGCCTCTTGCTGAATCTTGAGTCTCAAGGCAGCGGCTTGCTGGGCATTGAGAAGGCCCATTTCTTGCGCTTCTTTAACCAGAGCCAATTTTTCAGCTTCTTGCTGCCGAATCATCTCGATTTCAGTCTTAAAGCTGTCTTCTAGCGCTTCAAGCTTATCGAAGACCTTAACCTGATCATCGAAGTCCTGATCTAAAGCTGCCTTCCTTCGCTTTTCCTCTTCCTCAGCAAGCTTCTTAACGGCCTCTGCTTCTCTTTCGTAAGCTTCGATCTTATCGAACAGGGCGTTGATCATTGCCATGTCGGCTTCTGCGGCACCAAGCGCAGCAGCCTCGCGCAGAGCTAACGCTCTTTCAGAAAACCCAAGGGTAGCAGCCTCCTCTTGCAGTTCTTCAATAAACTCTCTGAGATCGGCGGCTTTTTCGTCTAAATCTTCAAACGGGTCTTTGCCGGCGGCAAGGCGTTCAAGCTGACTCTGCAATTTGGCGATTTCATCTTTAAACTTCTGCACATTGCCCTGGGCTAGCAGAACCGCATCGCTTTGCTCCTGAGTGACCTCGCTAGTGCTTTGCTGGGCCGCAGCCATTGCACCAATCGCGTCTCCAGCAATTAGAGCGGCGGAAGAAAGATCAACTAATGACCCATCTGCGATAAGAACCGCGCGCTTTGCATCCTCCAGCGACTCTTGGGCATCTTCCAGCTTTGTTTGGAAGTCAGCAATCCGGGCCCTAAAAATAGCCCCAAGCGCATCCTTGTATACTTGCTCTAGCTCTTTACCTTGCTCAATAAGGCCCTCGATGTGATCGGCAAGATCATCCATCGCCTCGGTGCCTTTCTTCACATCACCGGATAACCCGACAGCAATAGCGGCGCCAACAGCAAGAAGGGCACCAATTAAAGCCCCGCCAGGGCCAAACAATGACGCTATCTGTGAACCTTGCTGACCAAGGATGACAAAAGCATTGGTGCCCATCTGGGCCTGGACTGCCACGTCTTGTATTTGATGGCCGACCTGGCCGAAACCGCCACGCATGAATCGGAGTTGTTGATTCACCCCTTTCATGCTCTTAGTTGCGGCTTCTTTGGCTTTGATCGAGGCCTGGAGGGCTTTTATTTGGCGTAGCTCTTCCTTACTGGCGCCATTCAACAGCGCCTTGTAACGCTCGAGCTTGTCCGCGGTCATTGTGAGCGCGGCCTCTTTTAGCTTTAGCTGCTTTTGTACAGAGCCAAGAGTCTTTCTATACCGCTCGTTGCTCTTATTCGCCGAGTCGTATGCTTTCTTTGTTTTATCTACGCCTATTAGTTCTAGAACTATGGCTTCGTTTGAAGTTGCCATGCTTCTGCCTCTCAGCCTTTAAGCGTATATATGTAAACCAGTGATAATACTCATCAGCGGTCATTGCTAGCACTGTCGAAATAGGCTGACCAAGGTGCTCCGCGAGTTCGTACATGAAGTACAGTTCCGTGGGCTTTCCTTGGCCATCTATTAGTTTTTTTCGCGTTCCTCTTCGTCGCTACCATCAGTTTTCAATACGAATGTAGCAATCCTAGAAAGAACGTCTGGATCAACGTGGTTCCTAAGTTTGTGCTTATCGCCTATATCAAAAACCGCCTCTCCGTCCTTGTCAGTGACGCCATAGATCACCGAATAAATCATGTAATCTGTGGTGTCGTTGTCTGCTCTTGCCAACCACTTTGCCTTGTCATCAAGAGTCAGGTTTTTTGAGTAGAGCGTTATGTCCCACTCAGGTACGTGAATCTCCCTTACAGCCTTGTTGCTGAAGTGAGAAACAGCGGATTCGATAAGTTTACTCATTACGATACGGTATCCTCAGTTAGCGCGCCATTACCTGTGGCACTGAATGATGCCTCAACCAAACCGTCGAAGGAGGCAGACTTGCTTACAGAGGTGATAATAGCTGCTCCAGACCAATAAGTCTTGGTGCTGGTGTTGCCCTCTGGATATAGGTTCAAAGTAACCTCTGATCCTTCATCCAAGGATCCCTGACCAGTGCTATCACTGGGGTCCCAGTAGGCGTTAAAAGACGCAGTCCACGACTTTTGAGTTGCCTTGTTGGTCATCCAGGAGTCACCCATGACTGTGTCGTTTACGACCTCTGAAGAGGTCTCAAGAGACCAGTCTCGTATTTCTGCGACGGCATTTGCGCCAACGTAAACCGCTCCGTCTTTTCCAGTTGCTGTAGCCATTTAAGTATCCTCTATAAGGTATTGATAATAAGTTAGCCCTCTGGGCTGCCTTCGGTCGTTGGGTAAATAATTTCGACCTGCATAATTCCCTGACCCAAAGGTTGATCGGCGTCACCGCCAAAATCCGCCTCAAAGGAGACAACCCTAGTGTCAAAAGCCAGGCCGTTTTGCGTAAGGTCATTATACAGAGCGGACTCAATTTCTGCCGCAATAGTATCAAGAACCTCATCGAACGTAGAAGTCATTTTTACATAAATCTCTATGACAGCTACCAGCGTCTTCCGCAGCGTTCTCGGTGGCGACATTGTCTCATAAGCACTTGATTCAGACTTTGTATATACGGCAATGCCCGGTAGCTTATTCTCCGCCAATGGGTATATGCGTGTGTCATATACATTGCTGCCAGTCGTTGTCAGGCCGGTAAGATTGCTAACAAGCCGTTGCCTTATCTGCGTCCTAATGTGGCTCATTGCTTCTCCAGTTGTAACTCAGTGATTCCGGTGCCGTCAGGCATAGCAACACGAATTACATACTCAATCTCAGAGCCATCCACGGGTACCCTCAGAACATCACCCTCAACAACCGCTGATACATCTGCCGTTACGCAAGTAAGCCTTGGTTGAACAACCGAGAACGCTACGCTACCACCAACGTCTTCTAGAGAATGCTCGTTATCGAAGATACCTTTAAAAGTAGCCGAATCGCCAGACAAAGGAACATACGAGACCTCAACGCCGAAGTCTTCAATCATCGTCCTTCTATCGTCTAGCGTCTCTACAGGCATTACTCAGCATCTTCCTCTGGTGCTTCAATCTTCTTTGGCCGTCCTCGGCGCTTTACGGGGGCATCGTCAGAAGACTCAAGACCGACAGCGCGATTCTCAGGCTCAGACTCATCGTGAGGAACAACTCGACCAATGCCCATAAGATCACGGGCAAGATCCTTATCCAACTCAACAATTTCGCCGACATGATGAGGCTTACCCTTTATAACGCACTGTTTTGCAACTTGATATTTCATGTTTTCTCCTTATTTGAAATCACTGATCAATGAATTCAAGTAAAAAGGTTGTTGAATACCCCGACCCCAAAAGAGGTCGGGGTTTGTTACTTAGCTACCGCCGTCATTTCCTAAACAGAAACTAACAGCGTGACGTACAGCAACGTCACAACTCTGGAGAGCTACAACGCGCACAGTACCGCTGGTGCTTGCAGTGTATGGATCAACAACAATGTCCAAGCCACCGAACATACCAACCAAGAGGTCTGAGAAGTTACCGAAGTAAGCATCACCAGCAGCGCACTGGTTGGATACGATAGCACGATATCCATTCACAGTGCCGCCTGGCTCTACCACGAACTGAGCCGTGTTAGATGCCTTCTCAGTGGTCTTGAGAGCGCCAACCATAGCGGCGGGCATGATGTATGCAAGGTTGCCCATCAGCGCGTTATCTTCAGCAACAGCCGTCTCCATAGCAACTACCTGTGCAAAGGTAGGTACGAGGGCAGGTGCAGTTCCAAAGTCAACGGTGTTGATGCCAGAGGTGTTCTTGATGCCTGTAGGCTGACCGCTTGAGCCGGAGCCGGATAGAGCGCCAAGGTCGATAGTTAAAGCAATCGCACTTGCAAGATCATCACGGATCAGAGCCTCAACGTCCAAAGATGACTGGATCAACAACTGACGAGTTACGTCAGTGAATGCACCCAGAGTCTTAGGGGTCAGACTTACAGAGCCAACAGTCATCTCTGACTCGCTAGAAGCACCGCCTTCAGTGGCGATCCAAGCAGCAGAAGCAGCGGCAGTCTTCTTGGGGATCTTCACATCGCCAGAGAGTCCACCGAGCATACGCGCACCAGCCTGCATCACAGATGAAGCGTTACGCAATACATCGATGAAGTCACCGCCACGGAAGTCGTCAGTGAACAGAGCGGCTTCATCAGCAGAGTTCAGGTCACGCTTCCAGTTACGCAAAACTTCTGCGGGGAGCATGATGCCCTGAGCAGCACGACCATACTGATCAGCAGCGGCGCGTGAGCATTCAAATTCGAATGACGCAGCTTCCTGAGCATTTCGGTCGGTTGGGTTGGCAAGAGCGTGGATAGCACGAATAAGAGAGAATCGCTTCACTTCTTTTTCGGTCATGCCAACATTTTGAGATTCAAGCGCCCGCTCGCTGCCGATTACTTCCAACAACTCGCCACGGAACTCTTCAATTGATTTGCCGTCTGCGATGGCCTTCTGGGCCAAGTCAGAACGGCTATGACGCGCACCCAACTCAACGATCTGAGCAGCGTTACGCTGTGCGGCTTTCTTGGCATCTGCCTCAACCGCTGCAATATCGACTTCAGACATTTTAGTCTCCTTAAAGTCAGTT